AATACATTAAACTCGGCTCTAGCAACGGGTGAATCTGCAACAGTTGCATTAATCACGAAACAAGGCAACACAACATTTTTTAATAACGTAGTACAAGTTGATGGAACAACAACTGGTGTTACATTAGTTTATCAAGGTGGATCAGCTCCAACAACTGGAAACGCTTCATCTAATGATGTCTACACTTACACAGCAATTAAAACAGCGGCATCAACATACACAATATTAGCGTCGCAAACTCAATTTAAATAAGGAGTAGAAAGAATGCCTTTACAATCAACACGCGGAGCTGGATCAGCAAAAGCATTTGGATTTACAGCGAGTGCATGTGGTCCATTCATTGTAGCAACAGGTGGAACAATTTTAACATGTGGTGATTTTAAAACTCACGTATTTACAGGACCAGGAACTTTTCAAGTTACAAGTAAAGGAAGTCCAGTAGGTTCCAATTCAGTAGAATATTTAGTAATAGCAGGAGGTGGAGGTTCTTCAGCTGGAGGAGGAGGCGGTGGAGGTTATAGACAAAATTATCCAAGTCCAGCGACAGGAGGATTGCCAGTAACTACAACAGGTTATCCAATAACAGTAGGTGGTGCTGGTAGTGCTGGAACTAGAGGTCCATCTTCAATATTTTCAACAATTACATCAACAGGTGGTGGTGCAGGAGGATTTTATGCTGGGGATAATTCTCCAGACAATCCAGGAGGATCAGGTGGAGGAGGTGTTTCACTAACTCCAGCAGGTACAGGTGGTGGATCAGGAAATACACCTCCAGTAAGTCCTCCACAAGGAAATAATGGTGGAAGTGGTGGACCTGGACCTCAAATTACTTCTGGTGGTGGAGGCGGAGCAGGTGGAGTAGGTGGAAATTCAGGACCTAATGTCAGTGCTGGTGGAACAGGTGGAGTAGGAGCAGCAATTGCTGATTTATTTTTTGGACCAACAGCGCCCTCATATGGTACACCAGGACCAGGAGGAAGATATTTTTCAGGTGGCGGCGGAGGTGGAGCACAAAGTGGATCTGGTTCTCCAGGTGGAGCAGGAGGAGGTGGTAATGGTGCAAATCCTGGAAATAACGCTACACCAGGAGTAATTAACACAGGCGGTGGTGGTGGAGGAGGTGGAAGTTGTGCTAACAAAGCTGGAGGTAGTGGAATAATTGCGATAAGATATAAATTTAAATAAAAATTATGGATTTAAAATTAACTAAAAACAAAATATAATAAAATTATGGCACATTTTGCAAAATTAGACGCGAACGGAAAAGTTTTAGCAGTATTAACACTGAACAACAGTGATATGCTGAATGCATCTAATGTTGAAGATGAAACAGTTGGTCAACAATATCTAGAGAGACATAATAACTGGCCCGCTCAAATGTGGATTCAAACATCTTATAATACAGTAGGTGGAAAACACGATAAAGGTGGAACACCTTTTAGAGGAAATTACGCAGGAATAGGTTATACTTGGGATAAAGATGATCAAATATTTTGGCCAAAAAAACCTTTTACTTCATGGGTAAAAGATGTAGCGACTGCATCTTGGAAATCACCCATTGGTGATGCACCAGCATTAACTGAAGAACAAAAGACAGCAATGTCTTATTATTTATGGAATGAAGCTGAGCAATCTTGGAATTTAATTACTCCTTCTATCTAACACTTGACATCTTTATAAAAATTTATTATATACTTTAATAGGTATGTATAAGAAAGTTTTATCAGAAATAGATCTACATTTTGGTCAAGTAGAAATGCCCACAGGTTTTGAAATAGATAGAGAAAAGTTATGTGTAGATATTTTATTATTTACAAATTATAATGATAAATTTCCATTTTCCAAATCTTGGGATATGTTACAAACATATTTAAGAGAACATATTAATTTAGAATATGGTTTCACATTAGTTCATAAAAAAACATCTGGAGAAATATATAAACCAAGAGAATACTCTCCTTCTTTATTACAAGTTGATCCTGTAGATTTAAGACATTCACCAGATTATGTAATGTTATATGGAGTTAATGTTGGAAAAAATTCTTGTAAAGTGTTTATAGAGTATGATGATAATAGAAGAAAAGGAAGAAACTGGGAAATACATTTAAATGACAATGACTTTATAATGTTCCCCTCTACTCAAAGATATCACATAACTGCTAACACATCAGAACAATTAAACTTTATATTAACTACGACTTATGAATTTATCTAATTATTTTTACTATTTTAAATCAGCAATACCACCAAAGATTTGTGATGATATTATTAAATACGGCTTAAGCCACCAAGAAGATTTAGCTATAGTAGGGGAACAAGGTCAGAAAAGAAATTTAAAAAAACAACCTTTAAAGGAAGAAGAAATTGCAGATTTAAAAAAGAAAAGAAATTCTAATATAGTATGGTTGAATGATACTTGGATATATAAAGAAATACATCCTTATGTTCATGAAGCAAATAAATTAGCGGGATGGAATTTTGAATGGTCTTTTTCTGAGTCTTGTCAATTTACTAAATATAAACTTAATCAATTTTATAATTGGCATTGTGATTCGTTTGATAAGCCATATGATAATCCAAATGATCCTAATACACATGGTAAAATTAGAAAATTATCTATGACTTGTCAATTAACAGACGGTTCAGAATATACTGGAGGTGAATTACAATTTGATTGTAGAAATTATGATCCACACATGCGTGATGAAGATAAACATTTAATTACAGTTAAAGAAATACTTCCTAAAGGCTCTATAGTTGTATTTCCAAGTTTTGTGTGGCATAGAGTACAACCCGTAACCAGAGGAACGCGATATTCTTTAGTTGTATGGAACTTAGGATATCCATTTAAATAATATGTTTACAGAAGAATATTTTAAAACACCATTTTGGTTTGAGGATAAATCAGAATTTGTAAAGTCGCTTACTAAAGCAACGGATAGTTATATTAAGGAATCAAGAAAATTAAATAAAGATGATATTAAAAAAAACAATGATTTTGGTACATCTTATCATTCAAAATCATTAACACTTGATACTAAGTTTAAAGATTTTCATGATTATGTAGGTCAAAAAGCTTGGGAATTTTTAGATTGGCAAGGATTTGATATGCAACAATATACACCTTTCTTTTCTGAAAGCTGGGTGCAAGAATTTGCAAAAAATGGGGGTGGACATCATTCTGCACACATTCATTGGAATCAACATGTAGGTGGATTTTATTTTCTTAAAGCAAGTGAATTAACTTCTTATCCAATATTTCACGATCCACGCACGGGAGCGCGCTGTACTAAATTAAAATTAAAAGACTCAGCTATAATAAATCACGGAACAGAATTAGTGCATTTTAAAGTTAAACCAGGTGTTTTATTATTTTTTCCAGGTTATATGGAACATGAATTTGTAGTAGATCATGGTAAAGAACCTTTTAGATTTATTCATTTTAATATACAAGCAATTCCTAAAGAAATGGCAAAGGTAAATGTCTAATAATTTTAAAAAAGATAGATTTATAGTAATTGAAAAAGCAATTGATCCAAAGATTGCAAATTTTGTCTATAATTATTTTTTAATGAAAAGACAAGTTGCAAGAACAATGTTTGATGAAAGATATATTTCTCCATTTACAACTGAATTTGGTGTATGGAATGATGATCAAGTTCCAAATACTTATTCTCATTATTCAGATATTGCTATGGAGACTTTATTGTTAGCTGTTCAACCTATTATGGAAAAACAAACAGGATTAAAATTAATTCCAACATATTCTTATGCTAGAATTTATAAAAAGGGAGATGTATTACATCGTCACAAAGATAGATTCTCATGTGAAATTTCCACTACTCTTAATTTAGGTGGAGACAAATGGCCTATTTTTATAGAAAAAGATCCAAACAAAGGTGGAGTAGTTGAAGGAAAAGGATATATAACTGAAAATACAAAAGGTATTAAAGTAGATTTAAAACCTGGCGATATGTTAGTTTATAGAGGAAATTTACTAGAACATTGGAGAGAAGAGTTTAAAGGTCAAGATTGTGGTCAAGTATTCTTGCATTATAATAATGCAGCTACTAA